GATGAAAACGGTATTATGAAAAAGTACATTTTTGCAAAGCTGGAAATATCAAAGGCTACATTAAACACCCATTTAAAAGATGGGAAGTTCAAAGAGAAAACTAAAAAACTAATTGTAAAACACTTTAAAATTAAGTAACATGAAACTAATCGCTAAAGCATTATTAGATGCACAAAAAGAAATGGGCAACGCCTTAAAGGATAGTAAAAATCCATTCTTTAAAAGTACCTACGCAGACCTTAACTCAATTCGTGAGGCTTGTATGCCAGCATTAAACAAACAAGGTATTGTAGTATTACAACCTACTGCGTTTATTGATGGTAAAAACTTCATTAAAACGATTCTTTTACACGAAAGCGGAGAGAGTATCGAATCATTAACTGAAATCGTTTACAGCAAACAAAACGATGCTCAAAGTCAAGGTAGCGGAATTACTTACGCAAGACGTTACGGTTTACAATGTATAGCAAATGTAGGTGCAGAAGATGACGATGGGCAAAAGTCAAGCGACCCGTTAAGTGATTATAGAAATCAGTTAAACGCTTGTACTACAAAAGAAGCATTAAGAAATGTTTACGCTAAATTCCCTAAGAACATTAAAGACCATTTAGAGGAATACGCAAAAGAACTTGCAACAACTAAAGCATAATGGAACTTTGCCGAATAGAAATATCAAAGGATAAACTACAACTATTAGTAGATAGTGATGCAATAAGCACAACTGAATTTAGGCTAATAGGAGTTAATCAGATAAGCGATATTTACGAAAATAATGAGGCTTGGAAATCTCAAAAGGCAAAGAGCGATAAGGAGTATAAGAAACTAAAGGAAATCGAATTTAAACTAATACACAAAATTGAATGATTTTACAAGTACAAGTTGAAAGCGTAAGCACAAGGAAAGATAGAACGTATAAACTTGTTTTAGGTAGTCAGGAATTAGACCCTAAACAGGCAGCCGAATTGTTTGGACTTAATAATTGTTTAGCATATTGTTACCTATCTGTAAGGCAAATACAAACCGATATAATGGTTGAAATAGACAAACAGAGTATTGATATGGTTGATACGATAAAAAGTCCCTCAAAACGAATGAAATCAGTTTTATTCTTGATTTGGCAAAACGATAACGGTGGATATGATGACTTTGAATTATTCTATCGTAACAGAATGGAGTTAATGATTAACCAATTAAAGCAAAAATTATAACAGTATTACGCCTACTACATTGATTGTTTAGCTTGTAAAACGGTAGGTAAGGGTCGGTTGGTAAACTCACCAGCGAAATGCGTATAGTGATTAGGACATTATAGCCGATTATTTTTAAAAATAATTTAACCTTTTCTTGCATTATTAAAATATTCGTTTTATATTTGCAACTCAAATCACCGCCAAATGAAAAAAAATTTAATACATAACCCTCTATCTTTTGGAATGCCTCTTGGCGGTGGCTACCATTTGATAGGGGGTTTAACTTTTATATAAAATGGATATTGAAAAAGTAAAAGCAATGAATGAGGCTATGCAAGAAATGGCTAAAAAGTATGGAATGTTTTATTTCGAGTTATTCGGACGTAAAGTATTAGAGGGAATGGATATTGAAACGGCAGTATGGTATTGCTATAATAAACTTAATACTAAGAAATAATGGCAAAAGACCCAGCTTTTTTATTTTATCCTAATGATTGGATAGGTGGTACTATGGGAATGACCTTTGAAGAAAAAGGAGCGTACATGGAATTATTAATGATGCAATTTAACAGAGGTCATATGGAAGGTCATATGATTGGTCAAGTAGTTGGTCAAATGTGGGACAAGATTAAAACAAAGTTCACTCAAGATAATGAAGGTAAGTGGTATAATGTTCGTTTAGAAGAAGAACAAATTAAGCGCAAAGCCTTTACCAATAGTAGAAGAAACAATTTAACTGGAGAGAATCAACATACTAAAAAGAATGCTCATAAGCAAGGTCATATGACCTCCCATATGGAAGATGAAAATGTAAATGTAAATATAAATACTATTAATATAGAGTTTGATGTTTTTTGGAATTTGTATAATAAAAAGGTAGGCGATAAAAAAGCGTGTATTAAAAAGTGGAATAAATTAAAAGATGTTGATAGGCAGAAAATAATTGATACCTTGCCAAAGTTTTTGTCAAACATAAAAGACAAACAATTCCAAGCACACCCTTCAACTTATCTTAATCAAGAGAGATGGAATGATGAAATACAAGTAGAAACAATAGTTAAAAAAATGGTAATGTAATGGATGTATACGCAAATTATGGAATAACTATTCCAAACGGTAAATATGCAGGCGAGGTTACAACAACTTGCCCACAATGTAGCCATACACGAAAAAAGAAAACGGATAAATGCCTATCTATTAATTTAGATAAACGAGTTTGGCGTTGTAACCATTGCGAGTGGAGAGGGGCTTTAAAGACTGAAAGAGAGCAAAAAGTTTACGTTCGTCCTATTTGGAAAAACAAAACACAACTATCTGAAAAATTGGTTAAATGGTTTGAAAAAAGGGCAATAAGTCAAAAGACGCTTTTATACGCATTAATTTCTGAGGGGCGAGAGTATATGCCACAAACACAAAAAGAAGTTAATACAGCGCAATTTAACTACTTTAAAGATGGTGTTTTAATTAATGTTAAGTATAGGGATGCTGAAAAGAACTTTAAACTGTATAAAGATGCTGAGTTAATATTCTACAATTTAGATGGAATAAAGGATAAAAAAGAGTGCTATATTGTTGAGGGTGAGATGGATGCACTAAGTTTGATGGAAAGTGGATTTATGAATGTTGTTTCAGTGCCTAATGGAGCGAACTTAAATACTAATAATTTAGCCTATTTAGATAATTGTATTGATTACTTTGCTGGAATGGATTTAATACATTTAGCAGTTGATAATGATATAGCAGGTAGAAAGTTAAGAGATGAATTAGCAGATAGATTCGGTAAGTATAGAACTGATTACATTGAGTTTAAAGATTGTAAAGATGCAAACGATTGTTTACAAAAGTACGGTATTAATGGAATTATTGAAAGCGTAGGTAAGCCGATTAAGTTTCCTTTAGAGGGTATTTATACTATTAACGATATATCGAATGAAATAGACGATATGTATGTTAATGGATTAGATAAAGGTCTTAACTTGGGAATAGATGGATTTGATTTAAGTATTGTAAAGGGTTATATTACAACTATTACTGGTATTCCATCACATGGTAAAAGTGATTGGTTGGATAATATGTGTTTACACGCTCGAATAAATGGTAATTGGTCGGGTGCTTTTTACTCTCCTGAGAATAAGCCAACGCAATTACATTTTAGTAAAATGGCTCGTAAATTAATTGGCAAGTATTGGGATGGTAGCAATAGAATAAACGATATTGAGTTAAGATTAGCAAAGGAATATTTAGATAAAAAAATGTGGTTTTTAAAGCCTGAGAAAGATTTTAAATTAACAAGCATTTTAAATATGGTTCGTGAATTACAACAAAGATACGGCATTGATTATTTTGTTATTGATGCTTGGAATAAATTAGAGCATAAAGATAACGATACTTATACAGTAGGTAAGAATTTAGATGAATTAGGTATGTTTTGCGAAGATAATCATATACATAGCTTTTTAGTTGCCCATCCAACAAAGATGCCAAAAGAAAACGGAATATACGAAGTACCAACACTTTACAATATCGCTGGTAGTAGTAACTTTTATAATAAAACAGATAACGGTATTTGTGTTTATAGAGATTTCCAAAAAGGAATAACAACGGTTTATAGACAAAAGATTAAGTTTGACCATTGGGGAGTTGAGGGGTTTAGCGAATATACTTATGATATACCAAGTAAAAGATACTTTGCAAATGGAGTCCCTGACAATACTAACTGGATAACTAAATTACAAGTGCAACCGAAAATAGAATTTTCAATGCCAATAAACAATAACTTTCTAACAATATCAAACGAAGAAGACCCATTTTAAAATGATAAAACCAAGCTGTAAAAACGTAGTAGTAGAGATACAAGGTTATAGGTATCGAGCTGACTTTTGGGAGTTAAGCCGAATGTATGAATTTATAGGATTAGACTTTGAGAAAGGTTATCCACCAATGCACGAAAAGAAAAAGAGTGAAATAGATGTAAGTAATGCAATAAAAAAGGGTATTATAAAAATAATTTAATTGATACTCAGTAAGTTACAAAATAAATACAAAATATATTTTTTTACTTAAAAGATTAATTATACATTTGTCGAACAAAACTAAAAGATATGAAAAACCAAACCACCCAGCGAGTATTAGAACTTGAGAGCAAGTTTGAAAGCCTATTCGATTGCGAAGTAGTGCTAACTATCAAAGCCCCTTTAAAAGAGATGCAAGATACAGCAAGTTATTTAGGAGCGCATTTATATCATGCCTTTGAAAATAGCGAGTATCAAGATTATCAAATGTTTTATTTTAAGTCAGAGAGAAATAAGCTACTGGTAATCGAGGTAAGAAGCAATGAGTTATTTAAACGTGAAACTAAAATAATTGAGATATAATGGCATCAACACTACACACCCAAATAGTAGACCTTTATTTAAAAGGTTTCTCTAATATTCAGATAATGGATAAGCTGCAATGTGATAAAGCAGCAATCAACAAGGTATTTAGTCGAATGACAGAAGACCACCATAACAACCTAAAGTTAAAGGCTCAAAATGATTTGGCGCAAATAGGTATTATCGAGGCAAGGTTATTTGACCGAATCCATAAAATGAGTGAAACAGAGTATAAAGAGGCAAGTGGTATTTATTCTAAATTTTTGGTAAAATGACAAAAAGAGAAAAAGAATTAATAATTTTATGTGTTATTTTTTGTGGACTTACATTCTATTTTATGTTCAATCCATTAGAAACTAAAAATAAGCCTAATTTAAAACAAATTAACGATAGCTTAGTAAATGTACTAAAACAAAAAGATAGTGTCTTAAATCTAAAGGAAACGCTATACAACGATAAAAAGGAAGCCGATAGCATACAACTTAACTCAATTAACAACTCAATTAAAAACCTACGTTATGAAATCAAAAAGCAAAGCAACAAAGTTTATTCTACTCCTGACTCTCTATTTCAGCAGTACATTGATAGTATCAGGACAGCAAAAGGATTCTATAAAATTCAGTATAGATGAGAGTAGGGCATTAGTTGATGCTTGGAATACACTACCTAAAGTATGCGAGATTAACGATTCTTTGAACTCTAAAGTAGGTATCTTACAAGGTCAAGTAGAAGCCTGCGAACAGTTAAAAGATAGCTATAAAGAGCAGAATAAAAACTATCAGCACTATTCGGAAGTAATTAGTAATGAGATAGATAAGCAAGATAACGAGTTGAAAAAGGCTAATAAATGGCGGTATCGTTGGAGGGGATTAGCTGGTATATTTGGGCTAACAACACTAACTACAATAGGGATAAGTGTTATAAAATAACGTTTTGCGTATAAGAGCCGTTTTTTCAATGGCTTCTTATACGCTGTTATAGGTATGTGTTTTTTGCGGAGGAATTAATAACTAAAAATTAAAATATATGGACGGATTATCAGAAAAATTAACAGAGATTTTGGCAGACAATGCCGATACAATTAGACGATACAAAGAAGAAGAAGAAAAGCTAATTGGAAAACTTCGATTTTGTTCAGAGCATAATTTTGAAGAAGAAAAGCGAATTACAATGGTAAAATATAATGCTATGAATATGATGCTTTACAATTACAAAGAGATGTTTGACAAAGTTCAAAAGGCAATTGACAATTGGAACTCGTAACTGTGCGGTGGGTAAAAACATTACCTATAACGTTCCGCAACTACACGTCTGTTGCGTAAAAGTACAAAGCTATCTTTCAGTTTAACACGGAATTGAAAGGTACAAACTAAACACTAAATTAATCAATAATCTAGCAATAGCGTGTAATTGCTGTTATAACTCGTTTTTTATGAATACAGTATATTTTCAACCGAAAGGAATTAAGCCACAATATTGTGAAGTTGGTATGATTTCAGAAACAGACCCCGAATACATTTGGTATTTAGATGAACCTTGTAAAATTCTAATTAGTGAGGTTAAAATAATAGACAAAGAAAACGTGATTTTCGACAAAAAAAATCGTTTAATACGGGTTCGCCAAAATGAGTTATAACGGCTACGCATATAAGCAGTAGCGGATTACGAAGACAAAATTTTCAATTAACAACTAAATAAAA